TAATAAAATCGATTTTATTATAGTTCTAAGTCGTTTTTATATATAGTTTATTGTATTTTTCGCAATAAACCAACATATAATAAACTATTTCTATATAGTTTTAGTTTATTATTAGATTATTAAGGGGGGGCTTCGCCCGCGGGCGTAGCCCGCCATACAATTTTAAATCAAATTTTAATCAAACTTTTAAATCAATATTTTAACAAGGAACAATATTTATTTTTCTATTTTTATTTATTTTGCTTGAATAATCAATTTCTAATTGATTTATTTTTTCTCTAAATTTATCATCGTACATTGATTTTAAATCGTTAATAAATTCTAATTTTAAATAATCGTCCATATCGTCATTATATTTTATTTCAAAAATGCTGTGGGCTATCATTTTTTCATCTGGAGAAAAACCATATGGTATTAATATTTTTTCTAATCTCTTAAATTGTTTTATTGCCTTTTCCATATATATTCCTAAAGAAAAAAATAATCTAAATTTAAACTAATATTTCTCAATCAAAGTCAAATGTTCTATCGGAATATAATAATGCAGTTTAAGGTCTTCAACTATATCTGCTCTTGAAAACATTTCGTTTTGATAAGTATCAAATAATCTTTTATTATATTCAATATAATATAAAGCATCAACAAAATTGAATACAAGCCTTATTTCTTTTTCTGTCGAATTACATTTATTTGCTGATATCATGGTAGTCTTATATGTAGTGCTTTTACAAGTTCTACTTTTCAATTCGTAATTATATTTTTCATCTTGATAATCGTATTTACTATTTGGAGGATTCATTTGAATGTCTGACTTGAAATGTGCTTTCAATATTGGAAGAATAATAATTTCTTTTTTAGTGCCGTAAATATAAGAATCTTGATAATGAACCATTATATTATATCTTGAGAAAATAAATAATCTTCCTAAACTAATTAATAAGTTTATTTAGGAAAAAATAAAATCTAAACCTATAATATATGAATGAATTAAAACAAGAACTTGAAAAGCAAATAATTAAAAATAGAGAAAATATAAAAGCATCTTCCGTCAAAACATATATTTCTTGTCTTTCAAATTTGATTAAAAAAATGGATGGTGAATTAGATGTTAAATTTTTTGATAATACAAAAAAAATATTAGCATATTTAGATGATAAGACTCCAGTTCAAAGAAAGACTTGTTTATCTGCTTTATTTATTTTAACCAAAAATGAAGATTATCAAAAACCCATGCTTGAAGATATTAAATTAGTTAATACTCAATACAAAGAGCAAACTAAGAATAAAAAAGAATCTGAAAATTGGCTAAGCCAAGAAGATCTTCAAGCTTTCTATAATACATATTTCAAAATAGCATCAGATATTTTTAAGAAAAAAGAATGGACTAACTCTGATATTACTGAACTACAAAAATATTTTTTACTTGTATTTCTTGGTGGTTATTTCTTTCCTCCTCGTAGGTCTCAAGATTTTACAGAATTAAAATTAAAAAACTTTGATAAGGAAAAGGATAATTTCTATTATAAAGGATGTTTTTATTTTAATATCTATAAGACGGCTAAATCATTTGGCGAACAAAAAATTGAATTGCCTTCTGACATTGATAAGCAAGTAAAGAAATATATTAAAAAGATTGATAATGAATATTTCTTTTTCAATCCCAAGACTCAGAATAAATTAACATCGCCAAATATTACATTAATGATTAACAGCATATTTGGGAAGAAAATTTCCACTAATATGTTAAGACATTTCTTTTTATCAAATAAATACAAAGATATTCCAGCGTTGCTTGAGATGGAAGACACAGCGAAAAAAATGGGGCATTCGGTAGATGTGGCATTAAGTATGTATGTAAAACAATAATAAACATTTAAAGACAATTTCATATAATATAATAATGAAACCAATAAATTATTCAAATACTATTTTGTATAAATTAGTTTGTAAAGATTTAAATATAACTGACTTCTACATCGGTCATACAACTAACTTTAGACAAAGGAAAAACGAGCACAAATCAAAATGTAATAAGATTACTCACAGAGAATATAATTGTTTAAAATATCAATTTATTAGAGCAAATGGAGGTTGGGATAATTGGGATATGGTAGAAATTGAAAAATTTGCTTGTAATGATGGAAATGAAGCAAGAGCACGAGAGCGTTATTGGTATGAATTATTAACACCTAAATTAAACGTTCAAACACCAAATAGAAGTAGAAAGGAATATAGAGACGAACATCAAGAAGAAATGAAACATTATCAGTTAATAAATAAAGAAACATTTGCTTTAAAATCTAAACAACGTTATCAACAAAATAAAGATGAAATAAATATCAAACGAAAAGAAACAAAATATACTTGCGAGTGTTGTAATATTACAATTCGTCGTGATGAAAAACCAAGACACGAAAAAACATTAAAGCATTCAACGGCACTTGAGATGTATGTTAAACATTAAATATTTAATTTAAAAATAATTTATTTAGTATATATAGGATGAGTGGATCTTATATTAATAATAAAAAATCTATTTACAATTATAGAAAAAAGAATACTACAAGATACAATGAGTATATGAAAATAACAATGAAAAAAAGATATATTTGGATTCAAATCAGAAAAGAATTTTTTAATATTCTACTTTGAATTTATTTAGGAATATATTGGAAGTTTATTTAATTTCCAATATATTAATTAATTTGAAATAACTTAAAATTATTTTCTCAACCTATATTAAGAAATGTCGAATCCTTTAGGCGAATTTGAATATCTTGAAAAAGTCAATCCGATTGCTTGTCATTATCTATATGAAATGAAATATAATGAATTTAAAGAACTTGTTAAAGGTAATACTTCATTAAAAAATGAATCAGATAGAAAAAAACAATTTGATTTGATTCATTATTTAGCATTAGATTTTATCAAAAATGATTATAGAATGACAAGAAAATATAAATATCCAAGTGGATATAATGGAAGATTGACAAGTGGGAAAAGTATTCAATTTTTAAAAAAAATATTTCGTGGTTGTTTGTTAAAGGGTCTTACAACTGACGTCGATATGAAAAACGCGCACCCTGTAATATTAGAATATATTTGTAAGTTAAATAATATTGATTGCCCTAATTTAGCATATTATAATACTAATAGAGATAAAATATTATCTGAGTTTGCTAATAGAGAGCAAGGTAAATCATTATATTTAAATTCAGTTAATAATAATAAAATATGTAAAAAAGAAAAAAATAATACATTTAAAAAATTTGATGCTGAAATGAAAGAAATACAATCTCAAATTATTAAAATAAAAGATTACGAACAAATAATAAATACAGCTGATAGTAATAACGATAATTTTGAAGGTTCATCAATAAATAGAGTTCTTTGTTATTTTGAAAATAAAATTCTTCAAGTGGTAATTAAATATTTAAAATCAAACCAAATTGAAATTAATGTTTTAATGTTTGATGGTTTAATAGTATGGGGAGACTTTTACAATAATAGAGAATTATTAGTTGAAATTGAAAAAATTGTTGAATCTGAATTTGAAGGTTTAAATATGTGTTTTGATTACAAAGAGCATGATACAACTATAGATTTAACTAATTACGAAATTAAACCTATTAAAGCAGAAGAAGCTCAAACTGGTGTTTATACTGATATGGAAGCAACAGAAAAAGTTTTTCAATTATATCCTGATTGGGTTTGTTGTAATAATGAACTATATGTATTTAATAGATTTACTGGTATGTGGGAGAATAACAAAACAAGTTATTTTAAAATAATAGAACAATTTACAAATGAATTGTATCTATTAGATAGTAATGATAAACGAACTAAAAAATCATATGGAAATACATTATCATTGATGGAAAATATTCCAAAATTAATTAAAACAAAATGTATTAATAATAATTGGATAAATGAAACTAATTCATCATCATTGGGAAAATTATTATTTAATAATGGATACTACGATTTGAAAGAAAAAATATTTTATACAGAATTTAATCCGTCAATTGTATTTCACGAAAAAATATCATTTGATTGGGTTGAATCTTCTGATGAAGAAATTGAATATATGGAATCTATTAGAGAAAGATTATTTCATATTACATTAGGTTCAAAAATGGGTAATTATTTAATAATGATGTGTGCTCGTGCTTTGGCTGGTGATGTGATGAAAAATATCTGTTTTGGTCTTGGTGGTACTAACTGCGGAAAAAGTATAATTTCAAAAGCATTTCGTGAAGCATTTGGCGGATACGTAGGAACTTTTAATGGTGAAAATTTAGCATTGAAAAATTCAACTGGCGATGAAGCTCAAGCATTAAGATGGGCTTTGTTATTGAGATATAAAAGATTAATTATTTCATCAGAAATGAAACAACAAATTGAATTAAATGGGAATATGATGAAAAAAATTTCTGCTGGTTCTGATGAATTAATAGGACGAGGTCATGGTAAAAATGAAGAGGCTTTTAATCCTCATTTTTTAGGTCTTTGTTTTGCTAATGATATGCCTGCTATTAAACCCTTTGATGATGCTGTAGAAAAACGTTTAAAAGTATTTGGTTTTAAAAAAGAGTTTGTTGAAAGTCCTACAAATGAATTAGAATTAGAAATGGATGTTAATATTGATAAAGAAGTAGAAACTATTAAATTTAAAAAAGCATTTGTTAATTTAATGATTAACGATTATTTTAATTATTTGGATGATGGTATGCTAGAAGAACCTTCTGAACTTATTCAATCAAAATCAGATTGGGTAGATGAAGAAAATAATGTTCTTGTCAAATTTAAACAAGATTTTGAACTAACAAATGATATTAATGATTTTGTAAAAAGTTCTGTAATTCAAGAATGGATTAAAAAATCAAAATTGGATACATCAATGAAAAAATTCGGAATGTTAATGAAAAAAGAATGTCTATTAAAAAAATTGAATAATATTGTTTCAAAAGATAAAAAAATTAACGGAAAATGTTCTCAAGCATGGTTCGGTATCAAACAAATTGAAGAAATACAAGATGAAGAATAATAGTATATATATACAGTATTTAAGGTCGGTCTTCTATTATTTATTATTCTATATAAATAAATAATAGTAGGAGGTCGGAGGTCGGCGGTCGGACATTGGTTTTCAGTGGGCGCTATAGAAGAAAAAAAAGATGTATATATTGTATATTTATACTTTTATTGTATTTTATCTGTATTATACAGAATAGGCTGAAAAGTAAAGACCGACCGCCGACCACCGACCTTCTATTTATTCTATTTTAAAAATATAAAATAGAATAAATATATAATGATACAGATAACAAAAATAAGTAAATCAACAAACAAAAATAAGAAATACGTAGCAACGCTCAATAACAATAAACAAATTCATTTCGGATTAGAAGGTTCAAATACTTATACAGATTCAGCAACAAGAGAAACAAGGGAAAATTATCTCAAGAGACATTTAGCAAACAAAACAGAAAAACATTTAATTGATAATTTAATAATGAGTCCTTCATTGTTATCATATTATATCACTTGGGGAAATAGTAGGTCTATACAAGAAAATACTAATACATTAAACAAATTATTAAAAAATCTCAAATAATAACATGAATACCTTTACTATAAAAGAATTCTTTAAATTCTGCTATTTTCATCTCATATTGTTTTTGTTTCATTTCATTATCACACTTAAGATGAAAAATTAATTGTTTACCTCTTAATCTCTTACTACAATAAATACAATTTTTATTATTCATTAACATTGATAAATAATAAAAATACAATACAAAAACGAGTTAAAGACTACCAACTTCAAGTATTCTCTTTTCAAGATCAGAAATATCCATTAAACGAGATTGAGAAGGCATCCTACTCTGTTGTTTTTTCAAAGCAGTTAAATTAGCACTTAATTCAGCTAATATAGCTTTTTTCTCTTTTTTGGAAATAACAGCATTCTGAATAATTTTTGGTGTTTTAATAATTTTTACTTTTTCAATTACTTTTACAATTGGTTTTGGAGTTTCAATTTTTTTTAATTGTACTTTTTCATATTCTTTAAATTTATTAATTGCTTTTTTCTTACTTATATTTTTCATTTCTTGTTGAATTTTTGCTTTTATTAATTCGGCTTGTCTATCTTCTTCTTGCCTTATTTTCAAATCTTTTAAACTACTTGCTTGAGTTATTTTAAAACGTCTTCTAACTCGTTCATCGTATGTTAGTGGAATTTCTTGGGTTGTTTCAATTTTTTTTACTTCAGGTTCAACTTTTAGCATTTCAATTTTTTTAGCAGGTTCAATTTTTTTCTCACTCTTTAATGCTCTATATTCTTCCCCTGCTTTTGAAATAGCACATCCATATGATATATTATTTTTCTTGGCGTACTCCTTAACAAATAAAACCCATGCGTTTGGCATATAGATAACAGAATATTATTTTTTGTCTAATGTATTTAAAAAATATGAATGAGTCCAAGATTTACGATGTCGATTTATTATATATTTACAAACTACAATACCACATTCACATTTAATTTTTTGCTTGGCTAATGCTAATATCCTATCTTTATTGTCTAAATAATACTGATGTTTGCGTTCTTTGTTATACATTAATTTAATAGAAAAAACCCTTTTATATATTTATTTTCACATTATATTCTTGAACCATTCATACCTTTTTCCTCTACTCCAACAATAGAAAACATATAGTTTGTAATTGGTAAAAAATTAATAGTGTCAGGTTCTTCATCATCATATACACGTCTTAATGATATTTGAATATTACATTGTTCTTGAGATTTTCCAAAAGTAACAATTCCTGAATCATTAAAAACTCTATAACCAATAGTTGTTGTAGTAGTAGGATAAGTAAAAACTCCAATTGGTGCTTCTTGAGTATTTCTACAATTATAAACTGAATAGGTATTGTTGATAAATGGTAATCCTGATATATACACTGATAAATGTCCGTTATCAATATCAGAATTCAAATAATTACCACCAATTGCTTCTGAAGGTGCTCCGCAAGAAATAGATGTTAAACAAAGATTGAATGTATCATATTTATCATACAAGTCGCCTAAAAGAAGTCTAAGATTTATATTGTACCAAACACATTGACTTCTACTTGCCGTTATAGACCTTCCGTGTATTGTTTCATCATCTCCAATTTCACTGCCTTTTAAATATAAAGTCGCACAAGCGGTTGAACTCATTTTATATATAAATAGAAATTAATTATTTATATACAAACTATTGATTGAATTATTCTATATACACGCTACACTCTTTAAGTCGTTTTTGGTCGCTAAAATTTTACATACCCTGTACCATTTTCGCAAACAAAAACAGAATCAAAATTAGCAAAAGCATCAAATCTTGTTTGAACTGCTCCAGCAGTATTTACAAGCGTAATCAGTGCATATATATCATCCGTATTAGAATTATAACCAGAAAATAGAGTATCCTTTGATGCTCCAGCATAGTTTTCTAAATCTAAACCTAGATAAAAAGAACCTGATGAAATACTGCTAACAATACCAGTCGTGGCAACTTCAGCATTAGCAGTAGAAGTCGCCACATTATAGGTTAATTTATCAATAGAAGGCGTATAATGAATATCTCCAATAGAACCAATTGCTTTACAGACTTCAGCAAAGCATTCCGTAAGTGTATTTGGTGGCTTTGCTGGCATCGTTGTAGCACCAACTCTAAATTGATATTCACTAATACCTAATGAAACAGATGAATAAGGGAAAAATGTGATAGCACCTGTGCCCTTATCACGAATCGATATAAGTAGTGCTTTGAGACTTGAATATTTTGCCGGAATTGGAAATGTAACCTGAGTTGCCGTTGTTCCTACCTGTTGACTAAAAGCAAAATTCTTGAAATCAGGGAAAACAAGTTGTAATGGTTCACCTCCTAAACTTGAATAAATTGTTGACATCGCACTATCTCCAAGTTCAATCATATTGGCGACATATTCGCAATTGGTAATCGAAAAAGTATTTGCTAAAGCACCAGTTAAAGCCGCACAGGCATTGATAACATTTGGAACTAATTGGATTTCAACTCTTAAAGGCGCGGAAGTTAGAGCAAAAAGAGGAATATAAGACGCAGAACAAAGAGAACCTACTAAAGAAATAAGATTTAAACAGTAAGTATTTTTAACAGTTGTACCAGCATTGGCAATCAAAGCAAGTGTACCTGCGGACGCTAAAATTCTTTCACCTGAGTTAACATTTATAACAGAAATATTTTTAGCTGAAATATCAGCAACGGCACCAACTGTTGGTGTAGTAGCAACCATATCATTCCTCGTTCCACAGAGGATATTTTGTTTTCCGTAAACTCCATCAGAGGATTGTTGTAAATCAAAGAGCATTTTTGCCAACATTCCGTAGTTATCAATGTCTTGCAATAAATTTGACCCGTGGAAGATACGAATTCTTTGCAAAATTCCGTGCGCACCGCACGAATCAAACCTAAAAGCATTGTTATCAGCACCTGAAGTAAAAACTGTATCAAACTTTAAATAAGATTCAGTTGGAACAAGAACCAAATTATTACGAGTAGGAATATTTATCGTAATTGTATCATTAGGTCCATACGTAGTTCCTGATTGAGGCTGAATATTTACTCGAGAAGAACGAGCAACAGCAGATTCGATTTTCGTTCCATACTTTAAGTTTTTGGGAAGCATATATTTTATAGTTAGATAAAAAATAAAAAATATATTTGTATTGATTCTATTTCTTTTTATTCATACCCATGGGTAAATATTGAATAGTTCCATTGTTGGAATTATTTGTATAACTCAATCCTAAAGTTATCATATTTCTAATAGGTATTTTTGGGTTAAAGATATTTTGAATACCAATTTTTTTACTTTCTAAAGTCTTGCTCTTCATATAAATATAACAGATTAAATTATAGAATCAATTTTGGCAATAATTTTGGAAGTGTTTTTAAAGCAACACCAGTTAAAACATTTGAACCGATTTTAGTTCCTAAACCAACAACACCCCCAGCAAGTTTTTGTCCTAAAGTTCGAGGTTTTCCTTTACTCTTTTGTCCGAGATACATATATTATTCTACGAAATTAATTATATCAAGTTGTATAGTTAATGAAAATGTTTGATTTTGTAAATCTACATCTTTTCCTGTATCATCAACTAATTTAATCGAAATATTGTTAAATACATTATCATATATATTTACTTTGAAATTGGAAGAATTTTTAAATACAATAGTTGAATAAGGTTGGCCGTCTACAGGAATACTACACAGTATATTTTGTTCTTGTTGAGCGTTGTTATTTATACAACCAGTTTGTAAATTAGTTGCTAAACAAATACATCTGACAGATGCTAAATTAATTACATTCTGAGAAATATAATAGAACAATGCCGATGTATTGTATAAATCATTTGTAGACAATCCTAATAATTCCTGACAAGTAGAAGATGCCGAAATAAATTTGAAATTGTAAGTTGTATTTGTAAATCTAAATTTATTTGTAATACTATCATACGT